CTCAGATGTATCGCTAATAAGTTTCGATTCTTTTACAAAATCCCAGGGCTTTAGTTTTTTCTCCTTGATTTCTTCTTTTGAAAAATATACATGTTCGTACTTCTTAATGTTCTCAATTAGTTTTCCACTTTTGGAAATGGTATAATCAAGTAAACAATTTTCTAGATCCTTAGTCTGAAAAGAAACATCGCCCCAATCAATTGGAAGATTGTTGAGTTCCTCGTTAAGCGGAAGCTTTGCTTCGCATTTTATGTAATCAAACATTCCCATATTTTTATGTCCAGAAGTAATCTCTTCTTTTTACTAACTCTGTCAAGATCAAAGTGTCTTTTTTTTGTATAAGCTTTTCTAGTCGAATAACCTCTTTATATTTGACCTTGTAGGGTATTCCGTCATCAATCAGTCTATAGGTTTTTTCGCCGTTTTCAAGCGTTATTTCCGCAAAAGCTTCCCTAAAATTTCTTGCTGGCGGATAAGCTTCGTCAAGCTCTTTTTCAAGAGCCGGTCTTTTTATTGTAATATATTTATAAGCTGACTCTAACCATTTAGCAAACTCTTTATGGTCTTTTGTCGCCTCCCAGTCCACTATTCCGCCTTTATACTCATCTTCGTAAAAAGATTTAATAAATTCGAAATTCACATTAACTATGAGGCTTACAATATCTGACCAAGTTCTCGGAATTGCTTTTCTTATTCTTGAGTGCTGTGGGCAAAATATCGGTTTTACGTTTTCAAAATAAAACATATCAAACCTGTAAGAAGTTACTCTATAAAAAGACTCAAGTTTTTTAATTATTTTTTTTAAAATAAACATATTTATAATAGTTCTGGATTTTCAAAAGAGTTTCCCAAAATCTCGAATTCTCCTAGCTGGTGCATGAAAATAAAATTTAATGTGCTGCATTGATCTAAAAGCTCAGCCGCAAAAGATCCATACTTAAAAACAATCTTATATTTTTTTTGTGTCATTATCGGAGTTGGTTTGGCTGGGACGGCTATAATATCATTTTCATAAACATCTGTATTGTTTACATCTTGTAATCCTGTAAATTGAGAAGGAATAAGCATGTCGTCTTTATTGAACAATTCATCAACGGCGCCGCTATATTTATATTTTTCAACGAATGCTTTTCCTGGAGGATTCCAAAATCTGAATTTAATTGTTCTATTTAGCATTTTTTCCATTGTTTGCTTTTAAGTCTTCTAGCCCCAGTGAAAATGGTTCGTTTTCGTTATACGGACTTGGAAAAGCCGTTTCTAAATCGGGCTCGTAAGAACTCATATGAAGCATTGGGCTAAATTCTCCAAAATCAGTTGACAAAAAGGTTTCTGCTGGGTCAATATACATTTCGTCTTTTTTTATCATATCTTCGTATTTTTTATTAAAATCATTTAAATAATGCTGAAAATCGTCAAATTCGTTTTTGTCAGAATTATGAATATAGTCAAATAGCCAATCCTCGCCTTCTTTGGATAAATTCAGGTTTTCAACAAGTTTTGTAAAATACTCTTCTTGAACTTTTTGAAGTTCGTTTATAAAGGTTTTTACTTTGTAGATTTCGTCTTCTGGATGTGGTTTATTTGACATATTGTATATTTTGATTTTTTGAATTTAATAGCCCTTGAATGTGTTCGGCAGATAAATCTTTCGTGATAGCTAATTCGATTAAGCTAAATTTGCGCTTGATTGATAAGTAAGATAAATACTCGCTTACGGTCATTGAAGTAAAAAGTACAACGAGAACTAAAATAAATCCGATAATAATTACTCTATCTGTTTTTTCTGAATTGGTCATTTTTATTTTCTATATAATTTTTGAATTCTGTTCTAATCAAAGAAGCTTTTTCACACAATTCGTAGAGAGTAGTAAAAAGAGCAAATAAAATTAAAAATAATATCAATTTATTATCATAATTTATGAAAAAATAATATAATTTAATTATCTTTGTTTTCCAGGAGGATTCTTCCATATTTAGCTATGGCTTTTAAGGCGTAATCATCTAGTTTGTTCAGACATCCGTCTGCTGATAAGCCGCTTTCGTAAAAAGCGAAATCTTCTAATTGCTCAAGAGACGGTTTTAGCCGCTTCTTTTTCGTCTTTTTCTTTCCAGTATTTTTCTGTGTTTTCATCGCAAGCGGAATAGCCATCTTTCCTGGCTTGTTCATAACATAGCGTTCTATACCAACCGCCTCTTTTGCAAGGCTCTCCCCGATCTCCAGTGACTTCGCAGGTATGTGAAGATTTTCTCTCCGCTTCTGAAATAATGTCGTCTATAATATCATTTTCGATCTCATTTGCTCCATATGCGCTTACATAAAAGCGAAGCGTTCCGAATTTTTCTTTGATTTGATCTGCGACAACTTGAACCTCTCTGCCGTCAGAAGAGCATATATTGCAAATATATTGCAATTTATTCATGCAATCGTCCAATAAATCATGCCATCCATCTCCACATTCAAGACCAAATGCCATGCATGTACGCTTTGGATCGCCGTGTATATTTACTAGTATTTTAGGATATTTTTCTACAAGCTTGGCTTCAAGTTCTCTTGTCATCTTTTTAGATATGTATTTTTTTTATTGAAAAGTCAATCGTTTTCTTTCCACTTATTTTTTTTATAATCCCAGTGCCTACAATCATAAAGATTCATTTCGGCTTCTAGCCCAAAAATACTCATTTTGAATCTAATTCCGGCATGATCTCTTCCGGTAAGCTTACAATCAAATTCAATAGAAAACAAGCTATTACTTGAAAAAAAAGTTTCTACTTCCAGATTTTTATTTTTGGAAAGCTGTTTGTGAAAACAGCTGAGTTTGTACCAGAAGTTTGATCTTATAAAAAAATTATAGATTGTGAAATTGAAATACATTTTTACCTACGCATTAAAAAAGCCTTTGTTTTTACTGGCTCTCCGCCTTCGCAATCGTCGTATTCTCCATAATACCATGCTCGGTCGAATGGACCGCATACTTCAATTTGATCTGTCGCAGAAGGGGTGGTATAGCCGCCTTCGTAACCGTCTACAAGAACAAGCGTTTCCGGATCTAGCTTTTGTAATTCTGCAATTAAATCTTTTGCTTTCATTTTTATTAATTTTCGATGATTAGTAGAATAAGCTTCTAAAGAAACATAAGTTATTTAATATATAATCGCATGCCCCCCAATCCCTCATTTGCATAGAGTCTTCGTAATCGTTGTCGTATTTATTAATTTTTTTTGAAATTTCTTTCTTGAAATCATTAGAAATATTCTCTTTAAGAAAATTTATGATTTTTTCTAGGTCTTTGTCGTCTAAGTGTAGAGCTATATCTGTTCCGTCATATTTAGATTCATATCCACAGGAAATTTTTAATTCTACAGGAGCCGCATACTTTCCTAAGTTCTTTCCAGAAAAGTCAGAATAATAAACAGCTTCTTCTCTTTCTGCCGGCTTAATTATTTTTTTCATAAGAAATTACTTATTAATTTAGTCCATTGAGTTTTAGATATAGGTTTATTATCGAGTATTGAAAACGCGTACGCAGAATTTTCATTATAGTGACTTTTTATCATTTTGGCTTGTTCTTTTCTTGACTCGACCTTTCTAGTGTCGTGAACCATCTCAAGAATATTGTCTATGTATTTTCTTGCATTTTCACCAGAATTGCAAATTTTTTCTATCTCTTTTTTTAATTGAAGGGCTATTTCAAAATCAAATTCTGTTTCTATTTTTTTATAGAAATCTTCGAACTGAGGCATTTCAGAATCAACATAGTATTCAATTAAATTGTTTTGTGAGTTCAATTGCGACTTGACTCTGTGGCAAAATAAGTACCAGTCTGATTTTAATTTGATCCTATTTTGTCCATTATTGTAAGATATAACGATGCCCTCTTTGCCTTTCCAGGATTTTATATTTTCCGCTATTTTAGAAAGATTTTTAGTGTCTAAAAAATTATAAGACCGAGGCATTGGTATTGGGCCGACTTTTCTCCAAATATTAGTCAGATCAGAAGAAGAAACCGCGCACATTCCATTTTTATTAATTGCGCCTAAAAAGAAGAAATCTATCTCTGGAGGTCTTACAACTATTACATTGTTTGGGGTAATAATTTCAAATAATAAGCTCAGATGCTGGTTTTCTTTTAAAAACTCTAGTACTTTTGGGTATTTCTTAGGAAGCAGCTCGAAGTCTCCTGCGTTTGGTTGAGCGAGATAAGATACGGTTCCTCTCGTTCGCATAGAAAATTGATCATTAACATGATCCGCAATTAAAAGAGAGCCGTCTATTTTGTCTTCACACTTCCAGTCATTGAAGTTGGTAGGATCTGGATAGCATTCTGCTTTTTCTCCGTGATTAAAAAATTTAGGAAAACCAGAAGATAAGACCTTTCCATTTTTATCTGTAACTAGAGAACGGTAGAATAAATTATTTTTATTCCATTTTGCGTCGATCTGTGGCGTTATCAAATAACAATCCAAGCCGCAAAATTTGCTAGCAGCAATGTTAAAAGA